CACCGGCTGCAACGTTTGTGCCAGATCGGTGGCGGCGGGAGTTCTTCTACAGTCTCCCCATCTCCCTCTTCAAGCGGTTCAACTTCTGCTTCTTCGATACTGCTGATCTCCACAAGGCGTCTCTTTCGCATTCGAGCCTCTTCAAAACAGGGGTTACCTGATCGTACCACGAGTTGTATTCTTTGACCCGGCCAATGTCATGACCGTGGTATGCGCCCAACCCATAGCCTACCAGAATCGGCCAGCAGAACCATGAGTAATCGAAAATGAATCTGAGTACCAGTATACCATAATTTGACAATTGGGCAAGCATATGCTAACATATCTATATGGCGCAATGCTTTACTGTTTACGCTGAGATTGCGGCTGCGCTCAATCTCGATTTTCGTACCGTGCTCCACGCCGAAGCAAACGTGGCCGGGATCTCGATTGCGCCGCTGTGCTCGTTGAGTCTACGCCATCTTGCGGCGAATGTAGAAAACTCACGTGCGCTTGCTGGAAAACACCTGACTGTGACCGTCACCGACTGCGGAATCATCTGCGTTCAATAAGGGCTATATATGGGAGAGGACCACTCCCATGACAATAACAGTCGTATTCAAAAATCCAAACGGAAAATCAGACGCAGGACAGACATTCACTGTGAACAGCTTTGAAGCTCACAACACTTTCGGCTTCCTTGAACTTGATCTTACAGACGGCTCTTCGTTGTTTATCAACTTGACCAACGTGTTCACTTTCCAAGTAGCGAAGTAGTTTACTTCTTGCCATGTTTCGGGCAAGGACCACTGCTGGTGCGCCACAAACACTTCGGATTGGAGCAGTAGTTTTCCGGGTGCTTCTCTTTGGCCTTGCGGACATCACCGGCCACATTCTCTTCAACTGGTTCCGGCTCCTTCTTCTCTTCGGCCCCAGGCATCAACTTGGCGATGCGTGGCTTGAAAATTTTCTGATCGCCCTTTGTGGTTTTCGCTACCGGCTGATTGTTCTCATCGGTACTGAATCCTTCGATTTCAGCTTTGCGATTCTTAAACTTTCCTACTAACAGCGTGTCGCCTTTCTCCAGATCCGGCAACTTCAATTCTGACACGAGCTTTTGTGCTTTTTTCGGATTGGAAAGGACCTTTTTCAAGTTCTCTACGATCTTGCTTTTCTTAGGGTAAATGGTCTCAACCACCAACTCACCGTTCTTGGCGGCATAGTGCTCTACAGCCATCGTCACGAGCGTAGACAGGGACTCCATACGCTTCGGGTCCACAATGACAGTATTCTCATCCAGGCGTGCCTTGACCATCGTCATCGACACGTTTCCTTTGCCATGAACACGTTCTTGTTCGCTGACAGTCTTGGCAATGTGTTCAAGCATTGCGCCCATTTTGTCGCCCGTAACACTTTGTGTCACAATACGTTCGCCGTCTTTGGCGTGCAATTCATAAAGGAATCCGAAGCTCATGTGTTTGTCCCTGTTGTATTTAGCAGCTTGAACAATGCCCATATTTGTTGTTCAAGATGTTTCTAACTGTTACAACAGATACTCCGAAGTCTTTGGCTATCACAGAAGTTGATTCTCCAGCCAGTTTTCGTTCTTTGATCGCAATGGCTCCCTCTGGAGATACTTTGCGGTGGGTTGCCGCAGCTTGAATCAAAGCATCTGGTTTGTGCGCTTGTGTGCAACCTTGCCATCTTCAGATTTAAGAAAAGACTGCATGGAACACGAGCGTTTGATATTTACTTCTTGGCTGTGTGATTTTGTAAGTGCCGCTGCCAACTGTGCTTTTCCATCTTCTGTGTTGCATCGTGCTTGTTGACTACTAGATAATTTTGCAAGTGTTTCTTTGGTCCTCACATCAGGCGGAATGAAAAACCGATTCATGATGTTCTTGTTTAGGTATTCTCGTTGTCCATTTGGTAAAGTAGCACGGAGAACATCCCGGCGAAATTGCTCTTCTATTTCGCCATATGTGAGGTCTCGTTTGCTGTAACATATCGTAAGAATCTCTCGAACAAAAGAATCATTACCATGTACAGCTACCGCTGCCTTGACTTCATCGGAAGAAGACCAATAATTTTTCCAATCAGATTCTTTAGTTGTATGTTTTCGATTTCTCTTGCCAACTACCTTCTTTGAACGATGCGACCAAAATTGTTTCTTTCCAATATAGCGTTGTCCCGTTTGTATGTTTGTGATTAAGTAAACAAAACCAAATGCATTTTCCGGCGCAGTTGTAAGTGGTTGCCCGTTGTAGATCCAATCCATGCCCGTATTTAGGCGTATCTATCTACATCCCTTTCATCATCTGTGTAGTCCAAGTCGCCGTCGTCATCTTCTTCTTCAACCTGCTCTAATTCTTCAGAACAAAATGCACAAAATTGTGGGGTGAGTAGGTCTTCTGCAAATTTTATGTGGTAATTGGCTCCGCAATAACCACAACCGATAATTTTTCTGACATCCGACATTGGTGTGTTTCTCCCTGTTTCCAAGGCCCGGTGGCTTGGTCACTTGTAATTTATTCAGAGAGAGATTTTGCCATGATATTTGCAACCATTTACACCGAGAAACCGTCCACAAACATTACATGCTCTATATGCGGCTCGTCTTTTTATTTTAGTTTCTTCTAGTTGTTTTTTCCCTATATGACTGATACTCATTTTTATTCTAGCTTCAACTGATCTCTTTCCAGTAGCGTTGGCAGTTCCTAGTTTTGCTGCACGCATTTTCTCTCTAGTTTCTAATGAAACCACTCTTCCCACTGAGTTTTTGTTTCCTAATGAAGCAGCACGAAGTTTTTGACGGGTCTCTTCTGTTGGGTTTGATCCACCTTCACCGCCATCGGTGCAATTATATCCATTTCGGCGGGAATCATACAAGTTAATAAAATATGATTCCATTTCTTCTCGAATGTATTTTTCATCTTTACTACCGTAGATTACTTCAAAATCAAACCGATGAACACCATATTTTCGCATTGCTCTGTGTATGTGACATGGCAAACTTCTTCTAGCGTCATATCTATGTTTCTTAAATCTTGTTTCTGTATTTTTGCTGACGCCGATGTAACACTTATCATTTTCTCTACATGTAATCTTATAAACAAAAAAATAGACTTGGTTCTGCATTTCTACCTCCAAGTCTATTTATAAGTTGTTTGTTTTGTGTTTTTGGTTACTTAGTACCATTATTAAAATCTACTGGACATGCGCCATTGTCACAGCCTACGTGTTCACGGCCAATTTCTTCGGTGAGTTGTGCGGCACGTTCAATCTTCTCAACGACAGAGAAAAACTCCTTCTCGCTGATTGCTTGTTCGGGTTGATACTCATAGCTGGAAGCATCTTCATGCGGCATTACGGAGCAACAACGCACCTGAGATTGGTACTTTAGGATCATTTTCTTGAAGTGATCGAAGTCCACCAACGAAGGCTTGTACTTGAGAGTGTAGCTGATCTGATTTCCGTAGGTATCTTCGACGGGTTTTCCGTCTGGTGTGACACCATGAATCCAATACTTCTCGCCAAGCATGAGCCACTTAAATTGCTCTTCTGGTGTTGCGTGGGCCGCAGTAACTAGCTTGTCGCCCATACCAAGCGTTGTGATCATCGGTTCTGTTGGGAAACCTACAATCGTGGTACCTGTGTAGTGAGTGAGCTTGCGTACCGGATAACCTGCTGCTTTGTACTTCTCTACCAAAGGATCGTCATTGTGAAATTGGACCCACCGTAAGAAGTATTCCATCGTCGGCAAATGCCAGCCTTCCGTCAATAGGAACAGCTTGCTAGTCGTACCGGCTGGCTTAATAGTAGTTTCGGTGTGCGGAGGTTTCACGCCCAATTCTTTGGCATAAGCAACAGCCTCTTCGTGGACGATGTTATTGAACTTTGCCATCTGCATCCAGAATGGTTTGGACTTTTCTTCGTCAATCAGATCTTTGAAGCCAAAGCCAAAAAACTTGTAAGCGAATTCGTGGACGCCAGTCATGCCTACACCGATACGATTGGTGCGCTGCACTTCCTTGCTGTAGATGCTGTCCATAAGATTCACACGCATGAGCGCACGAGTCACTACACGGAAACATTCTTCTGCTTCTTCCAAGGTTTCGCAATGGAACGGAACTACGTCGGCTATAACACAGAATCCCCCAAGTACATTCAGGGCAATCTCGCCACAATTACCAGTAATACAATGTGACAGTTGGAAACAATGTGTGTCGTCCTGCACATTGATGTCCCACACTGGCTCGATAAGATCCGTTTTGGTCACTGATACGACTTTTATACGATCTGCCAGTCTAGCATTCCCACGATGGCCCGCTGAGACAATCGCCGCAATTCTCTCTTGCTTCAAAGTATGCGACAAAGTGAATATTGAGTGGAAATGTCGGATTGAATAGTAGTGACTGATTTTGAGATCAAACCGAGTGAAGGATTTCCCATTCAACACACTTTCTGACTCGTAATAACGACTTTTGATACCATAGAACCCCAACATGTCTCGCACATCTTCGATAAGTCGTAGATGCGCTGAAGTCAAGATGATTCCGGCTTCGTCATTAACAGATCCGTCAGCAGAGAATAAAGCGTCAATAACTCCTTTACGAAAGTCTTCTGTTCCATACCACACTAATTGTGGAAGTCCCATTGATTTATGCGACGTGCCGGTGAAAGTGAACGCTTCATTAATTTTGTGATTATTTACGTTGATTTCATCCTTATCTAAGATCGATCCTTCCCACCCATAATATTCAAGAATGGATTGTAATTTCCGGTCGATGCCTGACTGCCGATCTTCATCGTGTACGCAAAAGCCCAACTGAACTGACCCATTATCAGTTCGTACCGTGCGCCAACCATCGCCAAGATTCCAGCCAACTAAGAACCCTTCGTTGTAAGTACCTACTTCTCCAGAAAAGAGTTCAGTTTGTTGAATAACAGGCAGATACATTTCTGGTGTTAACTCTGTCGTTGCGACTTTCTTGTATCCAATTGGTGTACAGACCGGCCACTGATGTTCCGCAGTTGCGTAATAATCAATGTCGCCATCAAGAGTGACCTTGTATAACGGTGCAGTCGGACTAGACATCCAGCAGGTTGCAGCTACAAATTCACCACGAAGGTTTTTGACATTAAACGTCTTACCTTCTAATTGTTCGATAGTGTGAACGCCATGCTGAGTCAATACATTCGTTCCGGCTCTTAATGAAGGATTGGTAATAGTATGATACTTCTTCTTTTTTGCACGTTTCGCCAGCCGGGACATCAAAATCTGAGTATCATCGTTGATCTGATACTTCTTCGATCCCACATAGTCGCCACGATTCAGATCATTCCAGCCATCGTCTTTTTGGACAAGTTTATGAGAATTGATGAGTCCAGGTTCGCCGGTTCCATCTGCGTATGCTGCGGTGCAGACCAGCTTGAAGACTTTCTTGGCATGTTTGGCCCGTGGTGTCTTGTTGCTTGGGTCACGAACGAGTTCCCAAAATTCATCATCGACGGTTACTGAGTTGTTCGATGACCAAAGAAATGCGTTCGCTTTTTCTGTCTTACGGCATTCCAGAATTTCCTGTGCATTCTTGCCATGAAATTCCAACGGGCGCTTGATTGTAATGAAGTCAAAGATGGTCGGATCTGACCAATGCTTTGTGGACATGCGTGCGGCCCTTCTAGCGCCGCCTACGAGCACGCATTCAGCAAAGTAGTGGTCAAGGTAGATGGCTTGACGCCAGGGCGCTAGACCGGCTCCCTTGAGCTTTGCGGCCTTCTCAAACGCATCCATGAGGGCAACTGGACCCGAAGCTGGCCGGTTCTGCATTCCTTTGATTGGAAGGCCCCTAGCACGCACTTTCGAGAAGTCGAGAATCAGCATCTTTCCTGCATGAATTTTCTCGAACGCTGCATTCTCCCAAATTTCAAGAGCTTTGGCCCAACCCTCACGGCTGTCGGGTACTTCGTACCACATCACATTCGGACCTTCTTTGCCGTACTTGTGAATGGCATCCCGGACGGATTCGTGTGCTGAGTAATTGAAATCTGGATGAGTAGAATCAAGTACACAACGAAGACTTGGAGCATAGTCCCAATTCACCAATATCATATCATCGTCATAGCAACGGCCTACCCCACTGCCATTAAGTAAAAGATAAAAGAGTAAAAAAGAGGTACTGCTGGTAGCGCAATTTGTAAAAACTTCCATCCCACGAGTTTTTTGTGTCTCATCACCATGTTGCAAGTGCCTCCCAGACATTAGTGTGTTTCCATTGGCAATATGCTTGCGAAGTAAATGATATTCAGATTCAGAAGAATAAATCGGGCCATCAAAGAGACTACTGTTTCCTTTGGCAACCCTTTCGGCTACATCTCCCCAATGCTCAAATTCTCCATTCTCTTTTCTTCGTAAAATTGTTCTCTCTCCTACAGCTTGGCCCATTCCTGGAGAAATTTTACGAAATGAAATAGATGGGACCGTATTTTGTGATTGTGACATGTGATCGGATTATCCTAATGGAAATTTCCATTTATACTGCATTGAATATACTTCTGAGTTACCTACGAACTTTAGAAAAGTACGAACGGTTTCGTCTTGTTTGGTCCGCATTACATGAGATTTGTTGACACGAAGCGAAATTCCAACTTGTTCTAATTTAAGACGCAGCATCTCACAGTCGGTATAAACAAATCCATTTGTTGCCAGCTTTAGATCAACATGCTGCTGGTGATATGTTGTAGAACCATCACCATAAAATTCCCAACGCAGTGAAGTTGAATTCACTATAAAATCGTCTGGTATGATCTTTATCCCCGTTGGATACCATCGAAGATAGTATGACAACCACACTGGATTGACAGGACTTTGTAATACGGCATAATCGCCACCCTGAATTGTTCTTCCAGCCCAAACACCAGTTGTTCGTACAGTGGTGAACGCAGAATTCATTTAACATTCACCACAACATGTTATTTAGGTCTTTCCTCCGTTCATAAAATGTAGTGTTTTTGGACTAAAGAAATCAACAAATTCTGTGTATTCCCTCTTGCTCATTCCGTAGTATGTCGGGTCTGGCACAAAGTTGCCGTTCAACATATCCTTCAACGCCATGATGTCCATACGAGACAGCGTGCGAGAGTACAGCACATAGTCTTCAAAGGCTTCCATTGAGAGCGGAAAATATGGCTTGGCAAAGTCGTACATGGCGGTTGCAAAGTCACGAATTTCACGTTGTGCATGAGAGTCTAGGCGCAACCGACAGAAGTGGAAAAAGTTGTGAAGGTCGATCTTCCAATAGCATTCGGTGTAGTTCGACACCGGCAGGACACCACGAGCAAGTTCACGGGCAAGACCTGGGTAATCTTCATCAAAGAACGGCTGTGTACGAACATAGTTTGCTGTCTCTATTGGTTCGCCAAGCAGTTCTTTGTAGTTGAAGTAGCATACCTCATTAGCTTCATCAATGAGATCCTTGATGGCTTTCTTATCCATCTCTGAGATCTCACCGGCCCGCCCTTGCTTGTTGGTGGTAGATTGTGCTTCCATGTAATCGAAATCAGGCACATAAAACTCATCAGACATTTCTGAGTAACGGCCAGAGTATTCGTTTACGTTGGCGGTACGATGACGGATAAGTTGACGCATCACCATGATAGGCAGTTTTAAGTGGAACTTGACTTCTGCCATCTCGAATGGACTGGTATGCGCTTGTCGCATCATGTACCGTAAGAGATTACGAGTTTCGGAAGTGGTTCTGGTTTCGACGTTGCCACCGTAGGAGACACGGGCTGCTTGTGCGATCTCTTCGTCACTGCCCATTGTGTCGATGAGTCCGACGAAACCGTGGTTGTGAATGGGCTTGTAGTTCGGATCGTTGAGAATTTGTTCTTGTTTGGTCATTCCTGTCTATGTAGAAGGGAACCCGAAGGTTCCCTTCTTCACTGCAAAACTTGGTTGATGGGTTATGCCAACTGAGCTTCACGCTGGCGTCGGCGAAGAGCCTTAGCTGCTTCACGATTGTAGACCAACTGGAGATTGGTTGCCCGGTTATCGAACTTGTCGCCATTCTTGTGACGAACAGATACGCCACGGCGAAGAGCTTCTGGTCCGTAAGATACGAACGCTACGACCTTATTAAGACGAGCGTTGTACTTCTTGCCTTCCAAGTGTACAGTTACACGAGGTTCGTAGGTTGTTCCGCCGATTTCTTGGCCCTGGGAATTGTAAATGCGGCCAGTCCGGGGATTGATGCGGTACTTCTTTACTGCGGTTTGAACGGCCTGGAAGTGTGTGCTTCGTGGGCGTCCATTCATATACGTTGTTTGGGTCATATAAACTTCTTGTCTTCGATGTTGCGGTATGAAGTACGACTTACATAGGTGTCCACTTTGGCGATGGCTTCCTCTTCAGTATCGGCACGAGTATACAGAGTCTTAAATGATGGTTGTCCGTCAGGTAGAACTGTCAGGACCAACTTGTCAGGATCGAAATCCGTTTGCTCTTTGAGAGCTTGTAGTTCGTCTTCTGAAGTGTATGCGATTCGGAAAGAGTAGACGTTCATGTGTTGTCGTTCACAACTCTATGACTAGCTTACCACCGATTTCGGATCTGTCAAGA